GGAGCGGGCTACAGGGGGAACAGAGAGGGCAAAATCAGGCAGTGGATGGTTGAGCAGAACTACGTCGAGCGGGTCGTCTACGTCGAGGGCGGAACATTCGTCGACACGACCGTTCCGACGGTGCTGTGGATTTTGAAGAAGAACAGGACGGAAACAGACGTTACCTTTGAAAAGTACGGAAAGACGGAAGTCGTGCCGTTCGAAAAGGTAAAACAGGAAAGGTTCAGCCTTGCTCCAAGCACTTACGTAGAACCTGACGACGACAGAGAACCGATAGACATCGTTCAATTGACGAAAGACGCGCGGGCAGGCTTCCTGAAACGATTTGAAGCGGAACTGAAATTCGAACAGACGGCCGCCGCCCTGAACGGTGAGGACATAACTCCTTTATTCGAAAAGCTTCAGGCGATTCTCGACAAATACAAGAACCCGTCTGAAGAAAGAAGAAAGGAACTGGAAGACATCAGAGGACTCATAGACGACTTGGGGCTTTGTTTAGACGTTATGAAAGGACGGTGACGAGATTGTTCGTCGACATAAACTTCGGAGAATGCGGAGAACGAGACCTTTCCATTCCCGACGATTTCAAAATAGTCGCAGAACCTGACGAAGAAGTCAGCGAGAACTGTCTGCGTCTGCGAAGAATGAGGCAGAAACCTGAACGGAAAGAAAAGAACAGGGAATATCAGCGGAGATACAGGGAACGGCACAAGGAAGCCATTAATGAGTATCAAAGGGAATATCAGCAGAGACCGGAAGTTAAGGAACGAAGACGAGAATACTACAGGGAATATTACCGCACGCACGTCAAGGAGAAAAAGGCGTATCAAAAGGAATATCAGCAGAGACCGGAAGTCAGGGGACGAAGACGAGAATACTACAGGGAATATTACCGCACGCACGTCAAGGAGAAAAAGGCGTATCAAAAGGCGTATCAAAAGGAATATCGTCAGAGACCTGAAGTCAGGGAACGAAGACGAGAATACGACAGAGAATATTACCGCACGCACGTCAAGGAATACAGACAAAGACCGGAAGTGAAAGAAAGGCTTCGGGAATACGGAAGAAAGAGAAGAGAAGCTGAAAGAGAAAGGAGAAATGCAGAATGATGATTATGAGTCAGAACGGTTGGTATATCTATAATTCCGACAAAATGTCTCACATATTTATAGACCCGAAAACAGGAACGGACGTTCTGTACAAACAGGACGGTGGGAGTCACTTCCCGATTGGACGGTACAAAACGAGACATCAAAGTGAAATTGCCGTCGGACTCCTTTATGAAGCGTTCGCAGACGGAAAGAAGGCGTTCAGAATGCCTGTCGAAAGTGAGTTGTCATATGCGGAACAGCATCGAGGAACTTATTCGTCAAGGAGAAACAGGCACGGCGGAAGTTAAGAATATACACGGCGAAAGCCGTGATATGGAGGCGTAAGTTAAGGGCAACGGCGTAACCTATGGGGAGGTTATGAGATTGCGGGTTCGAATCCCGTCGTCTCCATTTCATATCAAAAGACGTTCCGCATAAGAAAGTTGCGGGAAAGGAAAGAAAATTTATCGAATCAAAACGGCGGAAGCCGTGATACGGGGGCGTAAGGTAAAGGTCAACGGCAGTTCGTGTGTGGCGTACAGGCAATGCGGGTTCGAATCCCGTCGTCTCCATTTCGTATATAAAGACGTTCCGCATATGAAAGTTGCGGGAAAAGAAAGGGGCGGGAAAACCGCTCCTTTTTCGCTCCGTCGTCCGACTGACATATTCGTATAAAAGACGTTCCGCATATGAAAGTTGCGGGAAAGGAAAGAAAAATGGCGGGCGAAAAAAACTTCGAAAAGCGGATTAAGGCAGCAGTCACGGAGCGGGGCGGATGGTGGTGCAAGTACCACGGCGACGCCTTCTCGACTGCGGGCGTTCCCGACCTGCTTTGCTGCGTCGACGGTCGGTTCGTCGGCATCGAGGTCAAGGACGACGACGGCGAGCCTTCCGAACTTCAGATATGGACGATAAAGCAGATACGGAAAGCGGGCGGAAAAGCCGTCATTCTCTTTCCTTCCGCTTTCAGTTCCTTCCTGAAATGGATGGACTCGGATTTCAAGGCGAAGAAACCGATTGTGATGAAATGAACCGACATATTAAGAAAGCGACCGTTTAGTCGCAAAGGAGGTTCATATGGAAATCGAAGAGATGCTCGTTCGGGATTTCTTCGCTCTTCACGAAGAGGACGAGGGAATTCCGGCGGGAGAATTGTATTCGTTTCTCGTCAGGCACAACGCGGATCCAAGGCATATTGATGATGAAACGGTTCGGAAATGCGGACGGGAATACGACGCGAACGCGGACGCGTTCGTAAAAACGGAGCGGGATTGATTTCCCGCTCTTATTTTTTAATTAATTTTTCCTATTTTCGTTTTTTTTGCTGGAACGTCTTCACAGTCGACACATTGATTTCAGAACGGTTAAAGAGACCGAAAAACGAACCGAAAGGGGGCTTTCTAATGAAAGGAACGGAAAGCGGACTGTATTGTACGGTCGAAGAAGCGGGCTACGTTCTCGGAATGAATGTCGAAGACGTACGAAAGCAAATGAAGAACGGCACTCTTGAAATAGGAACGATGATAAAGAGAAAAAAAAGAACCGTGTTCAGGATTCGGAGAGACCTCGTAGCGAAAGTCGCAGGACTGAAAGAATTTCCTGCGGAAACGATTACGACTCCGAAGGTCGAAAGAGCGGAAAATGCCGGACTGCTTCTGAAACAGAACGGGATTGACGCTGAAACAGGGAAACTGCTTGCTGACGTCCTGCTTGAAGTGAAGATTATAACTCCGTACCAGCACAAGAAGATGACGGGGGTGATGTAATGAACTATAGAGAAATCATTCAGTCTTCTTCGTTCGGCGAACTGAAAAAGGACGATTTCTCCGAAGAAGGGCTTTATGAAGCGCTTATTGAAGAATACTGCGATAAGAAAGGAACGGCATGGGTTTCAGTTTCCAATAAGATCCTGAATCTTTCCGAACAGTTCGGAACGCAGACAAAGAGCATCGTGAAAGAGTTTCTTGCGGAAGCGAAAAAAGAACTCGCAACAGAAAGAAAGAAGAAGGCGGTTTCGATTACAGGGTCTCCGATTTCAAACTTCATCGTAACGGACGACAATCCTCTTCAACTTACTCCTGAAGAACTGGAAAGAACGAGATGCGAGAATTACGTGATGGACGAGAACGGGCTGTACCAATTTACGCCCGGTGGCGGTCGAAAGCATTTCTGCCATACTCCTTTGACTATTACAATGCAGTTTCAGAACAAAGAGGGGAACGGCGCTCTTTACAACATCAGGTATCGAAAAATCGTGAACGGAGAACCGATGATTATAGACAAAGCGTTCCCTGCGGAAATTATCAGCAGTAAAAACGCCATTCTGAAACTTTCTCGCGACGGAATACTCGTCAGTTCCGTAAACGCTTCTCTCGTCGTCGATTACTTACAGGAAGTAATTGGAACAGGGGAAAGATACGGAATGCCGACGGGAATCAGCACGGAAAAGTTCGGTTGGACGGAAAACGGTCGGTTTTCTCCTTACGACAAGGACACGAGGTTCGACGGAGAAGATAAGCATCAGCAGTTATACGAATCCGCAACGAGCGTCAGAGGAAGTTCAGCCGAATACTTTAAGCATATGCGGGAAATAAGAGCAAAGAGAAGACTTGAACTGAACGTCCTTATCGCTTCCGCTATGGGGTCGGTGATGATGGACGAGTACATAACGACGATGCCTTTTATGCTCCATATCGCAGGCGGTACGGACAGCGGAAAGACGCTTGAATTGAGAATAGCCCTTTCTCAAATCGGAAATCCGATGGAAGGCTACCTTCTCGGAGATTACAGAGGAACGAAAGCAGGTATCGAAAGCCGTGCCGATTGCCTGAACAATCTTCCGCTCGCTCTTGATGATACTTCAAAAATGTCGGCGGAAGTAATGAAAAACTTTGAAATGCTGGTTTACGACCTCTGTTCCAGCCTCGGACGGACACTCGGGAACAAAGAGGGCGGAAACAGAAGAATAAAGACCTGGCACAACATTATCTTTTCAACAGGAGAAGACAGACCGTCTACTTATTGCTCAAAAGGCGGTGCTCTGAACCGTATTATCGAGATTACGACGAACGAAGGAATGCTGTTCGACAAACCTGAACAGGAAATTCGCTTCTTTCAGAGAAACCACGGACACGTCATCAGAAAATTCATCGAAGCGTTGCGGACGGTCGGGCAGGAAGAAGTAAACAGGAAATACGAGGAATATAAGGAAAGCATAAAGCAGACGAAACACGACTTGCTCGCAAAACAGCTTCAGCCGTTGGCGCTTATTCTGACGGCGGACGAAATCCTGACGGACTACGTCTATAAAGACGGAATATATCTCCGAGACGAGTTGGAGAAACTTTCCGGAATGCTCAAAAGCAAGGAAGAAGTCAGCGACGGCGCGAGAGCGTACGACTACCTGAAAGATATGGTCGCAGGAAATCAGAGACACTTTTATATGGACGATCCGACTTGCGACGAAGCGCAGGGCGAACAGTGGGGCTGGGCGATAGGCGACTACACCTATATTCCGAACTCGTGGCTGAAAAAGATACTGGCAGGCGGTGGCTTCAATTCAGGGAAGTTCATCGAGTGGGCGGTTGCGAACGACATTACCTATAAAGACAGCAACGGACAGAGTCCGGTCCATAACCTGAAACGGGTCGGAAACAAACAGAAAACGCAGAGGGCGTGGCAAATTCTCATTCGACAGGAAGAAATTGAAAAGAGGTCGGTGAACAAGGAGAACGAAGCCTTTATTACGGACATCCCTGAAACCATCGACGAGACGCTTCCGTTCGTGTGATTACAAATTACAACAATTACAACGGAATTGTAATGTATATAGAGGACCGAAAAAGCGACCGGAAAAGCACTATGCAATATATATATATAAATAAATAAATGTAATTATTGTAATTTTGTAATTTTATTTATTTATATAGCATTTATCAGGGTTTCAGAGTTTTTTGAGATTACAAAAATAATGACAATTACAAAGAATTGATGATTAAGACTATCGCATTACAAAAAGTAAAGGCTGAAAAGGAAGAAAGAACAGGTTGCAGAAATCCAGTTCTTCTTCCTTTCAGGCTGACTGTTTTGTAATCAACATATACTACGAAAAGGAGATGGTTCAATGTATACAGAAGAACAACTTGCGGTCGCCCGCACGACCGACGCTTACGACTTCCTGCTTTCCCGCCACGCGGGGCAGGTGAAGAAAGAGGGAGCGTATTTGAGAATCCCGCACCACGGCGGAGTTCTCGTTCATAAGGGTTATTACGGTTATTACGACAGCACGAACAACAAACACGGCAACAGCGTCGACCTGCTGATGACTTATTTCGGGTACGGACTCAAAGAAGCCGTCGAAGTGCTCGCAGGAGCGTCAGAAACGCCCGTAAAGTCATCCGATAAGCCTGAACCGATAAAACATTACGCGGGAATGCCGAAGCCGATTGAAGGGTCTTACAGGCGGGTATTCGCGTACCTCATCAAAAACAGAGGTCTTCCGAAAAACATTGTCTCCGACCTTGTTCATCGTCGGATTTTATATGAAGACGAGAAACACAACGCGGTCTTCATTTCAGGAGACCGCAAGATTGCCGAGGTTAGGGGAACGTCCTCTTATACCGATTTCAAAAGCACGAGAAGAACAGAACCGAACGGCTTTTGGTGGTATCAGCCGACGGAAAACGAAGCCGAGACCGTTTACATATGCGAATCGGCGATTGATGCCGTCAGCCTGTATCTTCTCATTCAGGACAAACACGGAGTATATGTGAGTATGGCAGGCATCGGAAATCGTCAGGTTATCGACCGCATCAGGAAGAAGAAACCTGTTTTCATATGTACGGACAACGACAAAAAGGGTCAGGTCGTGAGAGATGAGTATTCAGACCTTCCGAACCTCATTCCACGTCTGAAAGATTGGAACGAAGAACTAAAGGCGGTGAGAAGATGACCATAGCAGAAGTAAAGAAGTACCTCAAAGAGGTTTCCGCGTACGGCGAACAGATACGCGCAGCGAAAGACGCGGAAGCCGTCCTGCGGAAGATGGGTCTTCGCGAATCCGATGCGATTACCGAAGAAGCAATAAAAGAAGCGAACGAACGAGTTCGGCAGGCAGTCCTAATGATGCTTCGTCTCCCGCCCGAAGAAAGCCGAGTCCTGATTGCGAGATACGTACACGGAACGCCTTACGTGGATTTGAGCGAGGACGAACTGCTGGCAGGAATGACGCAGCGCACGGCGGAACGGATTCTAGCAAGAGCGGTCGAACATTTCGGAGAGTTGAGAGAAAGGGGGTGAGAAAACGTGAATATGAAAAAACTTGAGCAAGAACTCGAAAAGATATACAGATTAGATTTTGCTGATGTATGTCTCGACAGCGACGGGTTTTATGAATTTTATGAAGTTGATTTATATTTTCTTATTGGCGGTCTTCACATTGGAACGCGGATAAGCAAGAAATCGGTTGAGAATTCTTCTTTCGAACAGATTGTTAATGAATTATGTCGTGGATTTGACAGTGTTATTCTCGGCAAATATAAACGATGAAGTGGCGGAAAAGTGGCGGAAAGACGCCGTGTGAAATAGCCGATTTTAAGCCCATATTATATATAGAGGACGATGATGATGATTCATTCCTCGGGACTTGTTTCTCAATTTTTCTTACTTTTTTAACCTCCTTTCTTATAGCCGAGAACGGTAAGGCGTATGAGGTTCGAATCCTCGTCTCGGCTCTCCCCGTCCAAGCGGGGATGCATGAACTTTCTCCTTTCTGTATACCGAACGGTGTTACAGGCGGACAGGCTATAGGAGCGTCAAGGGTTCGATTCCCTTGCTGTCTGCTCCCGACTTTTAAAGTCGGATTTTGAGCTCTTTTTTCCTTAGATTTGTTTTTGACAAGCCGGAACAGACGGTCGAGCGGGTGTGAGGCCCGCGATTTTCATATGCGGAGGTGGTCTCGATGAGTTTCAGAGACGGCGTTCCGGAGGCATCCGGCGAATATGTTGCGGTTCTGCGGACGAATGCGGGGCCAATCATTGAAATTATAAATTACGGTCTGACCGAAGGTTCTTCCGAAAAGGTCTTTTATACTGTCGAGAACGGCAAGGTTCGAATTCTCGACAACGTGATGGGATGGGATTACGAACCCGACGTCGACCAGTTCCGAAAGGGGGATTATGATGGGAGCATTTCAGGATTTTTCTTACAATGACGGGTTGGAGCAGGCGTGGACGCTTGCGAGGCGGTATTATCCCGACCTTCCCGAAGATTACGGTACGGCTTTCAGGAAATGGGAAGAGGAACACGGAGCAGGCTCGCTCGTAAGGGTTCAGGGCGATCCGGGTATGGTTCTCACGCATAAAGGAAATTCATACGCGGTATTGATGATGACGGGTCAGACGGTGAACGTCGACGCTGCGAACGTCTATTTCACAGGTCAAAAGGTCGGGCTTCCGGAAATCATACAGATGTACTTCCGACGTATAGAAGATGTCAAGGAAATCAAATCGAACCTGCGACAGGACGGGGAGCAGGAGACCGCTTCGAACGGACGACAGAAAGCGGTATATGACTCGGTGACGGGTCTTAAGTATCAGAGCATTCAGGACTGGTGTAAGGACACAGGGCTTTCGGTCGGTTCAGCTCACAGACTTTTAAAGGGAGAAGCGGAAGAGGTCCGGGGGCATAGGCTCGAGTATGCAGGAAACGACGCTTCCTGAAAACTATAAGGTCGAACATCAACTGCGATTATGTATGACAGCAGAAGGAAACATATATTACGAGGACGAGACGACAGGAGAATTCGTCGACGCTGCGTCACGTGAAACGTTAAACGAACAGGAGAACGGGAGCGGGCTGACATATTGTAAGGGAAGCGGGGCTGACGTTCCCTGAAGCCGACGGTGGCTTCGTTTCAATCCTTTTCAGTTGAAAGACTGAAGCCGTTCGGAGTTCGTGCGAGGGGCTGGGCAATACCAGTCTTTCGCAGGCACTGGACGGTTCGAAAGACTTTCATATGCGAAACGACAACGAAGATTAAACAAAGATAAAACAAAGCGGGCGAAGAGCCGAAGCGAATCGGAACGGCATATGTTCCCATTCGTTCCGACCGCTTCCCTCACCCGCTCACGACAAGCCGAGGGGGTGTCTGCTCGATGCTTAAAAGTTGTAAATACTGCGGACGAATCCACGACAGCAAGTTCGACTGCGGGAAGAAACCGCCGAGGTGGTCGAAGAAGCGGACGGACACTGTCGCATATAAAGTCCACGGTTCGAACCGATGGCGAAAGATGTCCGAGGAAATCCGAGACAGGGACGGTTATCTTTGCCAGGTCTGTTTGACGGGAAAATACGGCACGATTAACCGCCTGAATTCGGACGGGGTTTCGGTTCATCATATCATACCGATTGAAGAAGATCCGAGCCTCGCTTACGATGACTCGAACCTGATTACTTTGTGCGCAAAGCATCACGAGATGGCAGAGTCAGGAGAAATCAGTCGCTCGGAACTGTTCTCCCTGATTAACCCGGACGGAGAAAGCACCCCCCGGGGGTCTGATGCCTGAATTTTCAGACAATTCACGACCCACGGCGAGGGTCTGCGTACGATTTTATCCCGGATGGAATTCGGCTGTACCGGATGTTGTGGCTCAGACATAAAGACAATACAATATATAGTAAGGGGTGAGAAGCGTGTGTAAATTCTGCGATGACTTGAAGGAATGGGTGACGCTGAACAGAAACAGCGACGCCGAAATCGTAAACGAGTCGGATTGGATTAAGACGTTTCGGCATAGATACCGTCTGTCGCTCCGAATGACTTCCGTTGCGAACGGGAGAGACAAAGGCGAACACGCGACAGGCCGTTATCATATAAAGTTCTGCCCGGAGTGCGGGCGGAAAATCAGCAAGGCGGAGTTAAGCGACAAGGCGGTAAGAACCTGACGGTTCTTCTTTCCTTTCCCGCTCCCTGCTGTTCATTTCGAAAGGAGTGACGAGATGCGAATATTCTACATCAAAACGTTGTCGGAAGACGACGAAGGAAAGGTCATCGCAGAATATACCGAGGAAGTCGGTGAGGCGATGCGGTTCTTTCCGAACAAGAAAGGCGATTTCGTTCAGGACATCGTCCTGCGTGACGAGTCCGAAGCGGACGACGACGTTCCCGACAGCGGGAAAGTTTTGTACAGGTGCAATATGGAAAAACAGGGATGTCGTCGGACCGGCTGTATGCGGTACAGATACGCGACGCCGTGCGATAAGACGTCCGACGTAACGGCGGCGGCCGACTTCTACTGGGCGGCGCCCGACAACTATTACGAAAAGATTTGACGGAAAGGCGGTGGGATTATGGCTCAATCTCCGATACCTGCGGCGATGCTCAAGGACGCTGCGGGGCATAGGTCGAAGGCGGAAATAGCGTTGAGAAAGAAAGCGGAAGAGGGTCTTCTCACAGGACAGAAACTCAAAGAAGAACCGTCGGTTAAGAAGAACCCGCTCGCTCACGCTTCGTACTTAAAGACGAAGAAGCTTCTGTCTGCGATAGGAAAGGACGACGCTTTGTATTCGGCGCAGGTCAACCGATACGCGATGCTGACTGCGGAATGCGCGGACTTCGAGGCAAAGCGGGAATACTTTTGGCAGCAGTTGCAGGACTTCCAGGAGCATAAAAAAGACCTCATAAAAGACGACGAGATTTCATATGCGGAAAGCGTGAAAATAGAACAGCACTATCAGAATAACATTCTCGCAATGGACCGACAGGTTCAGCAGAAACGAAAGATGCTGTTCGACCTTGAGAAAGAGAACTGCATGTCGGTCGCTTCGTCTCTCCGTTCCATTCCGAAAGTTCCCGACAAATCCTCGAATCCGCTTCTCGAAGCGTTGAAGGGGTGATCTCATATGCGGAACACGAAGGCTTATCAGTACGCGAAATGGTGCGTCGAGGAACAGGACGGGAAAGCTCCGAAGTACGTCAAGATTCAGGCTCGGCAGTGGCTCGACATAGCGGACGGCAAGGTCGACGGAATCGAAGTCGATATGAACCGCGTCGAGAAGATGAAGAAGCTTCTCGGCATAATGGTTCACCCCGACCTACGCTGTCCGATGTACGAGGGGCTCGAAGATTACGCCCACCTCTTTATAACGGCGGTGCTTTGTACGGTTCATGGCGGAAAACGATACTACGAAACGGGATTGCTGGAAATCAGCAGGAAGAACTTTAAGACGTTCGTTTCGGCCGTCATATTCATTCTTCTTATGCTGATGGAACCGGAATTTTCCCGTTTCTTTTCAGTTGCTCCCGACCTTGCTCTTTCTAACGAGCTTTACGTCGCCATTAAGAAAATCATTAAAAGCAGTCCGCTTCTTTGCGACGAAGCAGACCCCGTCTTCAAAATTCTCCGAAAGGAAATCATCTGCAAACTGAACGACAACGACTACGTTCCACTTGCGTATTCTAACGACGGACTTGACGGCAAATTAGCGACTTGCTTTCTCGCCGACGAGGCCGGAGCTCTTGACGATTATCCCGTCGAAGCAATGAGGTCGTCGCAGATCACTCTCCCCGAAAAACTCGGCATCATCATCAGCACGCAGTATCCGAACGACAACAACGTCTTTCTCACGGAGATAGACATTGCGAAAAAGACGCTGGACGGCGTGCTTGAGAATACGCGGTATTTCTCGCTTTTATATGAGCCTGACGACGATTTGAAGCAGGGCGACAAATGGCAGACGGACGACCGCTGCATATTCCAGTCGAATCCCGTTGCGGTTCATATTCCGTCTGTCTTCGAGAATTTGAAGAACAAACGGCGGATGGCTGTCCTGTACGAGAACAAGCGGGAAAATTATCTGTGTAAGCACAACAACATCCAGTATAAAAGCCTCGGCACGGAGGGCTTCATCGACCTTCAGAAAGTCCGACTCTGTTCCCAAGACATTCCGAGCGAATGGTGGAAAGGTCGTCGCGTGTGGCTCGGTCTCGACCTCTCGCAGACGACGGACAATACAGCGGTAGCGATGCTTACCGAGGATTACGGGGAAATATATGCGAAAGTATGGGGCTTCATACCGGGGAACGAAGAAATCATTCGGAAAAAATCGGAAATGGAAAAGGTCGATTACCGAGCCTGCATCCGAGACGGCGAATGTTTTGCCTGCGGTGATGAAGTCATTGATTACGGATACATAGAACAGTTCGTTATGAACCTTCCGAAACAGTACGGAGTCGAAATCGTACAGGTCGGCTACGACCGATACAACGCGATTTCAACGGTTCAGAAACTGGAAGGCGCGGGAATAGAGTGCGTCGAAGTGAAACAGCATTCGTCCGTTCTTCACGCTCCGACGAAGTTGCTGAAGGAGATGATACTGAACCGTCAGTATCATTACGACAAGAACAGGCTTTATGAAATAAACTTTGCGAACGCCCGCTGTACTTACGACACGAACCTCAACGTTTATTTGACGAAAAAGAAATCAATCGGAAAAATCGATATGTGCATGGCGACTGTCGACGCTCTCTACTGTTTACAGCAGGAAATCCTGTTCGGTCAGGAAGAATTGATTATGTATTGATAAGTCGGCTCGTTCGACATATTAAGCAGTGAAAGGCGGTGAAACTATGGCTTTTTTGGATTTTTTAAGAAGAAGACCCGAACCGGAAGCCGAAGCCCGAGCAGAGGTTAATCCGGACACGGGCGAAATCGTAGAATCTGACGTGCTTCTTCGCTCGCTTCTCGGAAACGACGTCGTAACGAGAGCGACGGCGGTTCAAATCCCGTCCGTTTCCGCTTGCGTGAACCTGATTGCGGGAACGATTGCGGGCTTACCTATTCGACTGTACGAAAAGGACGAGGAAGTTAATGAAATAGAAGATGACGAGAGACTGTTTCTCCTGAACAGCGATACTGGAGACACGATGACCGCCTTTCAGTTTTGGCAGGCGATGATTTCCGACTATTACCTCGGAAAGGGAGCGTTCGCGTACCTGAACACGGCTTCAGGGCGTCTGAAATCAATCCATTACGTCGAGGAGTCGGCGGTTTCATACGTTAAGAACTCCGACCCGATTTTCAAGGATTACGACCTTATCGTAAACGGAAAGAAATATCATCCGTGGCAGTTCCTGAAAATTCTCCGTCATTCGAAGGACGGGGTTACGGGCGTGAGTCTCTACGAAGAGAACCCGATGCTCGTCACGGTCGCATATAAGTCGCTTGTATACGAAAAGAACCTCGTTGCGAGAGGCGGAAACAAGAGGGGCTTTCTTCAGAGCGAAAGAACCCTGACGAAAGAGGCTTTTGAGAAGCTTAAGGACGGTTTCCGTCGGCTGTACAGTTCGAACGACGAGAACGTCGTCGTCCTGAACAACGGCGTGAAGTTTCAGGAAGCAAGCAACACGTCCGTCGAAATGCAGCTCAACGAAAACAAGGAGACGAATGCGAAGGAGATATGCGAACTGTTCGGCGTTCCGATAGGAATGATCGTCGGCGGAGCGACGCCGGAAGACAAGAAGGTTTTCATCAGGACGATTGCGAACGTCCTCGCAGACATCGAAAGTTCCCTGAACCGAGACCTTCTCCTTGAAGATGAGAAGCCGAACAGGTACTTTGCGTTCGACACGCGGGAACTGACGCGAGGCGACATTAAGGAACGCTACGAGGCTTATCAGATAGGTCTCGCGTCGCATTTCCTTCAGGTGGACGAGGTCAGACAGCAGGAAGACCTCGAACCGATAGGTTTTAAGTGGCTGACGATAGGTCTGAACGACGTCCTTCTCGACGTCGAGAACAACACGATATACACGCCGAACACGAACGCTCTGGTCAATATGAATCAGGCGTCGATTGAGGCGGGAGACACAACGGCAATGGCGCAGGCAAAAAGCGGAAAGGCGGTGACGGAAAACGATGAAAGCGGAATTGAGGGCTGACGGACTCCATATTAGCGGGTACGTCAACGTCCCTGGAAGGCCGTCTCGTCCGATTCCGACCAGAGACGGACGGGCGATTGAAATCATTGAGCAGGGAGCATTCCGCGATGCGATTGAGCGGGCCGGAGAAATCCGGATGCTGCAGGATCACATGGTGGACAGAGTACTTGCGACGACGGCAGACGGCACTCTGGAAGTGAAGGAGGATGCGGTCGGACTGCGTGCGGAGAGCGTGGTGACGGATGAGGAAGTCATCGATGCTGCGAAGCACGGCAGACTGAAAGGATGGTCCTTCAACATGAAAAGGGTCAAGGCAGACATGAAAACCAGGGCGGGAGGCGAGCTTCCCGTCCGTCACGTGAAATCCTTTGACATGGATGAGATTTCTATCATCATCAATAAGAATCCGTGCTATTCCTCCACATCCGTGGAACTCCGCGGAGAAGAAGAGGAAGAGACGGAAACGAGAGCGAACACGGAAGACACGGAATTCGTATTGAATGAAGAGGAAAACGAACATATTGAGGGAAGAGCAGAAGAAACAGATAACACAGTGACAGATTCTAACGACGAGGACGCTTCTTCCGTATGGAGGGAAGACGTCCGAAAGAAACGGGAAATCATTGATTCATTAAAGAGGAGATAATCCTCATTTACCGACGGACCGGCACCACGAGGTCCGCCGCTTACCATTAAAAATTCTATGGAGGTGCGTACAATGAACAAATTCAAGAAACTGCTTGAAAAACGCGCGCAGGACGTGGCGGAGATGGAACTCCTCACGAATACGGCTGAAACCGAAGAGCGCGCAATGACCGAAGAAGAGCAGTCTCGTTTCGATGAACTCGAAAAAGAGATCCGCGCTATCGACGCAACGGTCGACGCAGGCGAAAGAGCCCGCAAGCTCGACAGGACCGAAGAAGACGACAAGAACGAAGAGAGAGCCGAAGAAATCAGCACGGAAGAGGCTGAAGAAAGGGCTTTCGCAGACTATATTCGCGGGGTTGTTTCGGAAGAGAGAGCCGGAGACGTGAATATGACGAAAGGCGACAACGGAGCGGTCATTCCGGCTTCAATCGCAAACAAAATCATCGAAAAGGTTAAGGACATCTGCCCGATTTACAATCTGGCGGAGCATTACAACGTGAAAGGCACGCTGTCGATTCCGTACTACGATGAAGAGACGCAGAAAATCACGGTCGCTTACGCGAACGAGTTCACGGATCTCGAGTCTTCGTCCGGTAAGTTCCTGTCCGTTACGCTGCAGGCGTATCTCGCAGGAGCTCTGACGAAAGTTTCGAAATCCCTCATCAACAACAGCCAGTTCGACATCGTTTCGTTCGTCATCAAGAGAATGGCGGAAGCAATCTCCGTATTCTTCGAGAAAGAACTGCTTGTCGGAAACGCTTCGGGCGGAGCGACGGGTCTGTACGGAATGACGAACGTCAAGACGGCTGCGGCGACGAACGCAATCACGGCCGACGAACTCATCGACACGCAGGAAATGATTCCGGACGCTTTCCAGAGAGACAGCGTATGGATCATGAACAAAGCGACGAGAACCGCAATCAGAAAGCTGAAAGACGGTCAGGGAAATTACCTGCTTGAGAAAGACAGCACGGCTCGTTGGGGCTATCGTCTGATGGGCGCTGACGTGTACGTTTCCGATTCGATGCCGACTCTTGCCGCGAACAAGACGGTCATCTACTACGGAGATTTCAGCGGTCTTGCCCTGAAACTTTCGGAAGAGATGGAAATCGAAGTTCTCCGCGAGAGATACGCGGCGCAGCACGCTGTCGGCGTGGTCGCTTGGATCGAGTTCGACGCGAAGGTTCAGAACGCGCAGAAGATTGCCGGACTTAAGACGGCTGCAGCATAAGGAGTGATTCCGCGTGAAAGTTAAAGCAACGGTATCTTTCGCAGGCCCTGTCAGTATGGCAGTTAATGAAATAAGAGACCTCCCCGACGAGGTCGCCTCTTCTTTCCTTTCCTGCGGTTACGTAGTTCCTGCGGAGGACGACGCTCCTGAAAAGGAGACGAAAAGGGCGAAGAAGCCCGCAAAAAAGAACGAAGAATAAGAGAGGAGGGGCGGTTCGATGAAGATTTCCGAAATAACGGCTTCGGTCGTTGCTGAATATTTGAGGCTGGAAGACGAAAACGACAATATGCTTGAACCTATAATGACTGCGGCGAAAGCCTACATTAAAGACGAGACCGCCCTGACCGAAGAGGAACTGGACGACCACGAGGATTTGGCTCATGCCTTCCTCGTGCTTTGTCAGGACATGTACGACAACAGGTCATATACGGATACGGACTCCGGCGCGTCCGGACCGCATCCGAACCTCGTCGTATCTTCGATATTAGGACATCATCGTTCTAACCTTGTATGACGGGAGGTGTTCCGCATATGAACGTCAATCCCGGAAGACTGAACAAAAGAATACAGATTATAAGGCTCGTCAAGAACGGAACGAATGAAAACGGCTTTCCGCTTCCTCCGACAGAGGTCGTCGTCCGCAGACCGTGGGCAAAGGTCACGCATCGGAGCGGATCCGAGATAATTTCCGCAAATTCCGAATTCTCGGAATCAAAGCAGAGATTCCTCATCAGATACGCGGACGCGGAAATCGGAACGGACTGTTTCATCAGATACGACGGTAAGGACTACGACATCGAGTATATGAACGACTACAATGACGGTCACGAATACGTCGAGATATGGACGAGCCTGAAAGAAAGGACGGGTGCGATATGACGACTTTTGCGAAAATCAAAACGGCTCTCGCTCCGTTCGGAATCCCGTTCTCGACCGACTTCAACGGCGGGGGCGAGAGTGAATACTTGACAATCAATGAAGCTGGCGACATAGGAGAGAACTTCGGAGACGACAGCCCGAACGCGAACGTGTTGAGCGTTCAGGTTCACTGGGTTCTTCCGTCGCGTGTCGATTATCTTGCGAAGAAGCAGCAGATAAGAGACGCAATCCATAACGCGGGCTGCACTTACCCGCGAGTCATCGCAATGAATGACGAGGACCTGGGCGTCAGGCACGTCATTTACGAATTCGATGCGGAGGAGAACTGCGATGAAGAATGAAATCGATGATTTTATAGCAGGACTCGAACGTATGATGAAGGACGTCGACGAGGAGTCGAGAAAAGTCCTGAAGAAGGTATCTCCTGTTGCTGTGAGCAACCTGAAGAGCAACGTCACGGCGTCTGCGAACAGAGGCTACGCGACGGGCGACCTCGCAGGTTCAATCAGTTCCACGGAGCCGAGAACGAACGACATCGGAAGTTTCATCGCCGTCCGTCCGACAGGCACGAACAGGCACGGCGTAAGAAACGGAGAAGTTCTCGGTTATTTGGAATACGGAGTTCCTTCACGAGGTATAGAACCTCGTCCGGTACTTGAGAGGAGCGCGAAACAGAGCGCGCAGGTCTTATATAACGAGTGCGACAAAATGCTTCAAAAACTAACTGACTTCTAAAAAGAGGAGGGAATACAATGGCTAAAAAAGGCGTACGCCAGGTCTGGTTCGGCAAACTGAACGAAGAGACTGGTTATTACAGTGATTTACAGTATTTTTCAAAGACTGCGGCCCTGAACGGCTCGGTCACGAAAGCAACGGGCGACGATTACGGCGATGACGAACTTGCCGAACACGATGAAATCGTGACGGGCGGTGAACTCACTTGGGAAGCGAACAGCGAGACCGAGTCTATGCTGTCGTACTTACTGGGACATGAGATTGACAGCACGTCACACGAACTCATCGTCAACGCTGACGACGTCGCTCCGTTCGTCGGAGTCGGATGCGTAACGATGGTCGGCTCGAAATTCATCGGCAAGTTCTATCCGAAGGTTAAGTTCTCTGAACCTTCAGACGACAACAGCACGGTAACGGACAGCATCACTTACGGACATACGACGCTTACGGGCGCTATCTATCTCGACGCGAACAAGAACCTGAAGTTCAGGAAAGAGTTCGACGAAGCGGCCGACGCTGTCGCTTGGATTAAGAGCAAAATGCCCGCGTCTGCGTGAGCATACCTGCATTCTTAAATCAAAAGATTTGTTGGAAAACGGACGGATTCTTTCCGTCCTTTTTCTAAACATTCCCATATAAAAGGGGGTGCGTTTTTATATGAGCGCTTTGAAACCGAGAGGCGTGAAGATAGACCTCAACGGTAATTCCTATGAGTTCCTGTTCACGCTGAACGCAATCGACCAGTTACAGGACGAGACGGGAATGACGCTGCAGGAATGCATAAGGTCGCTGACCGAACCCGAGACCGTGACGAGGACGCTTCGGACGACGGCGAAAATCCTCATCAACGATTATTTGGAACGAACGGAAAGCGAACCTGAACTTCTGACGGACAAAACCGTCGGATGGATTGTCACGCTCGAGAATCAGGCGGACGTCCTCGTGGCGATACTTCAGGCGTACGGACTGTCAATGCCTGAACCTGACGAAGACGAAGAAGAATTTGAAGAGGACGACAACGACCCAAACGCAGTGAGCGATCGTCAGGACTCAACGTCGCACGTCTCTTGGTGGTCGCGGTTTCTCAAATGGGTTTCTCGGAAAGAGAAACAATGATGATGACTCCTCGGAAATACTTCAAACTCTTCAACGAATACGTCGAGATGAAGAAACCGAGCGGGAACGGTTCGGGAAGGAACGGGAATATCAAAAGAACAAAACCTGCTGACGCGGACGGGCTTCCATAAATGGGGCCCGTTTTTCGCATACATATTAGAAATAAAGGCATAAGGGGAGGTGCGGTTTAATGGCAACGAAAAGAGCCTCGCTGATTCTTTCCGTCGACGGCGGCGCGAAATACAAGCAGGACTTGAACAACGCGACGAAAGAAACGCGGTTGTACAAGGCTGAACTCGAAGCCGTACAGGAGACCTACAAGGACAATGCGAACAGCATCGAAGCCTTGGAGGAAAAGCAGAAGACTCTGCTTAAAATCCAGCAGTCTTACAAGAAGCAGTTGGACGCGGCGAAAGCAGGACATCAGAACGCGGTCAAGGAATACGAGAAGCAGTCAGCGGCGGTCGATGAACTTTCCGAGAAACTGGAAGCGGCGAAGAAGAAACTCGACGATTATCAGAAGTCGGGCGGAAGCGACTCGAACGTCTCTCGGTCGCTTGAAAAGGACGTGTCGGACATCTCCACGGCTTTGGAGAAACAGAGACTCAACCTTGCGAAAGCAGAAGGAAAGGTCACGGACTGGCAGAAAGCGCAGATAAAGGCGGCGAAAGACCTTGCGAATGTCGACAAGGAACTCGTGAAGAACGACAAGTATCTCGACGAGGCGGCGAAGTCTGCCGACGGCTGCGCGAAAAGTATAGATAAATTCGGAAACGAAGCGAAAGAATCCGCAGGCGAAATCGGAGAAATGACCGATAAGTCGAGCGGAATGATGGACGTTCTGAAAGGAATGGTAGGAGCTGACCTGCTCACGAGCGGTCTCCATACCATTGCCGACGGAGCGAAGGAAGCAATTGAATACGTAATCGGAGTCGGTTCGGAATTCGAAGCAGGAATGAGCAAGGTTCAGGCGCTCTCCGGAGCGACCGGAAAAGAACTGGAAGCGCTGAAAGAAAAGGCGAAGGAACTCGGCGCTTCAACGCAGTTTTCGGCATCGGAAGTAGCGGAAGCGATGTCGAACATGGCTCTTGCGGGCTGGGAAACGTCCGACATTCTTTCGGGAATAGACGGCGTGCTTGCTCTTGCGGCGTCGGGTCAGATGGACCTTGCGAACGCATCTGACGCCGTGGCGGGTTATCTTGCGGCGTTCAACATGGAAGCGAAGGACGCAGCTCATCTGTCCGACGTAATGGCGACGGCGCAGGCTAAATCGAAGACGACCGCCGACCAGTTGGCGGAGGCTTATTCGACCTCGGCGACGAACCTTACGGGATACGGTCAGGACCTCGAAACGACGACGGCGTTGATTGAAGCGATGGCTTCCGTGAACGATACGGGAAGCGCCGCAGGAACGAAACTGAACGCGGTTATGGCTCAAATCGTTCAGAAGATGGAAGACGGAAGCATCGCAATCGGAGACACGAGGGTTGCGGTTCAGGACGCGAACGGCGACTTCCGTTCGATGATAGACATTATCGGAGACATCGAGCAGGCAACGGACGGAATGGCTGAAGCAGACCGCGCGGCGGCTCTTCAGAAGACTTTCAATCGTACGGCGCTGTCAGGACTGAACGAACTGCTTTCGGTCGGATCCGAACAGTTGAAGACATATCAGTCAGATCTCGAACATTGCGACGGCGCGGCGTCCACGATGGCTTCGACGATGAACGACAACCTTAAGGGCGACCTGAAGGAATTCGACTCTGCGGTCGAAGGACTGGGAATTGCGGCGTACAACTACTTCGAAGGACCTTTAAGGGGTGCGGTCGGAATCCTTACGAACGCTGTGAACGGCCTGACAGGACTTCTCGACAATCCGCAGGACAAATTCGACCTGATGGTAGACGACCTCGAAGACGCGAACGACAGAATCGAGAACGTGATGAAGGGAGTCGACGAGGAGTACGCGACGGCGGAACAGGACGCGAACAGGGTCGTAATGCTCGTCGAACAGTTGAAGAGGCTGAACGAAGAACAGCAGGCGGGAGAGGGAACGGAAACGGACGCTCTCGCCCGAAAGATGCAGATGCAGGCAATCATCGACCAGCTCGGCGACAGCATACCTGAAATCACGAAGGCTTGGAACGAAGAGACGGGAGAACTGAACTTAAGCAATCAGGAACTCTCGACGATGGTCGAAAACTATAAGAACCTCGCAATTCAGCAGGCGGCGATGCATGCCATGCAGGAAGTCACGAACGCCCTGATTGAAGCGAACATCGCTCTCGAAGAGGGTCAGGCGAACTCTACGATACTTGAACAGAGAAAAGAGGGCATCGAGAAACTTCAGACGGCGTGGCAGAATTTCAACGCCGAATATTTGAATACTGATGGTCAATATAAAAGAACCGATGCCCTTATGCTTGAAAAGAAGCAGATGGTTCTTCTCGATGATGCTCTCAGTAAAAATATCATCACGCAGGAAGAATACAACGACCTCGTAAAGAACACGGGCGACGTCCTGAAACTTGAAAACGGCGTTAATATGCTGACGACGGCTTATCAGGAAGCGGACGAACAACTTAAAGACCAGAACGGAGAACTCGAAAAACTTCAGGATAATGTCGACGACGCGCAGACGAAATACGACTCGTACAGCGACATTGTAACGAAAGCGTCCGACCGCATAAACAAATCGACGGAAGAAACTGATGATTCCATTGAAGCGGAGCAGAAACGCATCATAGCGAACGCTCGCGCACAGGATCAGGCGACCGAGGACGCGGCGGGAGGCTGTGTAGAAATGGCGGAATCAGCGGAAGAATCTGCCGAAACAGTTGA